TAGCTAAGAAGGCAGTTGCGATACCTGTTATACTTGCAACAGCACCGGCTCCTCCGAATTTACTCATTAGAACACCGATGCCGGCGATAGCAGTAAATATACCTACAAGAGCTACAGATTGCCATAACAAGTCCTTGATAGGAACTTTAGATAAGATTGTAAGACCGATAGCACCGCCTACAATAGATGCGACTACAGCGGCCATGCCTTTGAAGTCTTCGACTTTCAGTCTACCTGCAACTTGACCAACTTTGGCAATTCCATAGAATACACCTACAAGAGATACAGAAGCTACTAGGATTTCTGCCCAGTTAGCATTACCGTTAGCTAGAAGAGATAGCCCTGCCGCTGCTAAAGTAAGAGATCCTGCAATTACAGCGACATTCTTAACACCTTCATCGATACTCCTATCAGCCAAGCCATTGGACTTGATCATTTGAGATATCGCGGCCATAGCAGCAATAGCGACAGACATAGCTCCAAGTGCTAGAACTAATGAACCAGGATCTTTCATTTGCCCCATATCATTAGCAAGTTTAGTCATCATAAACATGATTCCGGCCAAACCAGCAAATAATACGGTAGCGTTCTTAGTGAAGGATTGCTTGGTATTATCGAGCTTACTGAAGGTATAAGTAATACCTGCAATAACAGACATTAAGATAGCCACGGCAGTACCACCCTGAATAAGAGTCTTAGTATCCATCTCACCAAGTTTCTGAATAGTCTTAGTGATACCAGAAATCGCTTTAGCTACAGTTAAGAATGTTAAAACTGAAGACATTTTGACGTTTTCCATCTTACTTGTCTGCCAGATAATGAGGGTTAGGCCACCGATTATAACAGCGATACTAGCTAAGCCTTTTGAAAGAGACCCTAAGTCCATTTGGCCTAATTTAACAACTTCTTTAGCTACCTTCTTAACAGCATAGGCTATACCAATGAAAGTTAAAAGACTTACGGAGATTTTTCTCATCTCTGAAGATTTTGTACCGCCAGCACCTTGGAACCTAGTCATAGCGACGGTTATAGCACCAAGTACAGTAAGCAGTATGGTTGCGGCAAAGCCTCCTTTAAGTAATGCTCCTGTATCCATATGTCCTAGAATAGACACTGCGCCTGAAACTAAGAATATAGAACCTGCTATTGCTAGCATACCGAGCATCATCTTCTTAGCACCCTCAACTTTTTCCTTATCGAACTTACTAGTTGTTATCGATAATGTCAAGTAAAACGCTTCAAATGCCACCAATACGGCAGCGAGACCCAAAACACCAGTTATCAACTTATCTTGTGGGATAAATGATAGGACTAGGAGTGCCGCAGTAAGAGTACCGATAGCTAATGCAAACGATTTAATATTCTCGAAACGAGCTTTAGCTTTAAAGAACCCACCCATTTGAGTGAATAAACCTTTAGCCGCATCAAGCGCACCTTTACTTCCTTTGGTTAGAGTATCGAAGAATGTGGCAAATACCTCTTTAATACCTAATACTTTCTTACGAGTATTCCAAAGGAGCATGATACCACCAACAATAACAAAAATCTTACCTAGTTGTTCAGAGTCTGTCTGCTGTAGTGGTTTGAATGCTTCACCTAATACGAAGCTAATCTTCTTAAGTAATTCGCCGACTGTACCGAATAGACTAGTAGCCTTAGTATTAACGTTGCCAAGTTTATTATCGACATCGCCAAGTTTGTTACTTAGGGTATCAAGTTTAGTTAAACCATAATCTTCGGCAGTCATTTCATCGGCACTAGCAGAATGCACTTTAAAGATCTCTTTAAATCCGTCCCAAAGACTCTTAAGTGCTTCTTTGAGTTTCTCAAATACCTTATGGATAGCATCACCAACAGTTTGAATGGTTGATCCAAATGAACTAAAGTCTAGTTTAGCACCACTAAAGGCCGAACCAAATACAGATATGAATTGTCGTAATGTAGAACCTAATCGGTCAAACGCATTTCGTAAACCTGTAGGTAATGAATTGAAGAAGTCTCCAAACCACGGCCCTACATTTGTACGTAACCAGTCCATAGTAGCGGCAAACCCGTGTTTAATACCATCCCCGATAGTAGTTAAAGTTGGCCCAGACGCAGTCTTCTTGAGACCTTCCCAGAACCCATTAAACCAACCTTTAAAGGTATTTAAAGTTCCTTTATAGCTACTGAAGTCGACTTTGGAGTTCTTAAGTTCATTACGAATATTACCGAAGGCCTCTTTAATAACCATACCACCCGCAGCGAATGGGGCGAATGCAATACGGAAACCAGATAGTTCACTAGCCCATTTACGGAAACCGTCAACAGACTTAACAATACCTGGAACCACGCCTTCTGAGAAGTTCTCATGGATAGCCTTAGCAGCATCACCTAAAGGTTTGGTAATGCCGCTTAAATCGAGTTTACCAAAGCTAAGGTCAGAAAACTTATCTTTAAGCCATTTAAGAGCTTCACCGAGTTTATCGACAACTGGTTTCAAGAAACTTAATGAGAATTTAACCTTCTCTAGTTTATCAGCATACACATCAAGTGTAGGCCACTTACGACGAATAACATCTGCGAAACCTTTGAATGAGAATGTAGTAGTTTCTAACCATTTTGATAAATTCTGGGTTCCGCCGATCATAGCGCCGAATGGGTTACCTGCGAATGAAGCCAAGCCTGCCTTAAGTCCTGACATATCAGGCATCTTAAATGAGAAACCGCTGAATACGTTCTTAAGTTGTGGTGGAATTAGTTTATCCCACTTAACTACACTCATGAACTGTTTCCATGTAAGGATTTCACGTTTTAGAACTCCGTCCATAGCCTCATTGAGACTTGCCCAGAATTGCTTATATGAAACCTTAATGCGACCCGTTTCATTGGCCCAATTATGACGAATATTAAATAGCGCTGTACGGAGACTATGCCCCATACGACCAGCCCAGTGATCCATCTTACCAGTTGCGTCATTGAAATGTGAGAACCCAACAAGGAATTTACCTAGAGCTTTACCGAAGATAGGGAAACGTTGTGTAGCGCTACCTACGAAGAAAAGCCATTCATTGAATTTTCTAGTGTTACTTCCAAGAGCATCTCCTAAAGTAGTGAATGGATTTGTAATTTTAGAAATAAGTCCATGTAGGGATTGCTTGAGTCTATCAATAGACGGTGTTAGGAATTTGATAACCTGCCATAGTTTACTAAACCAGGCAACTATCTTATCGAATCCTGGAGGTATCTTACCAAAGAAGTCATACCACTTCTCTGAGAATGAAGCTAGACTATTGTGTAGTTTATCCCATAAGCCAGTCCATACATCTCCGATAAATTTAAATATTCCACCAATCTTATCAAATGGAATAATTAACTCTAAGATCTTCGAAATCATATGAACCGCAGTATAGAAAACCTTAGCGATCATACCCGCTATAATGATTAAGTCTTTAACCAGGTGATTAGGAATAAGGGCACCTAAGAACTTAAGTTTTGTAAATACTTCGGCTGTCACCACCTTTAGACTTTGAAAGACTAGAATGAAAATATGATGGAATGCATCAAGTTCGGCTTTACCTAATCGAATCTTATCAGCAAATTTACTAATACCATTCGATAGACCTTCCATCATCTTAGATCCTAGGTTTCCACCGAAGACATGTGTAAATGCAGTACCAAATGAGTTAAAGATACCGCCAATACTACTAAATGCCGACTCTAAGGCTTTAACAATATTGTTACGTCCACCGAATTCGACAAACGCCTTAGCTAAATCATTAGCTTTCATACCAACAGCGCCCATAGCGTTTGCTGCGATATTACCCCATTTAGTCCAGAAGGCAGTTACTTCATCACTACCTGCTTGACCAATAAGTGTTTCCCAGAAACGAGCCCAGGCTGAGGTGACCTGATCTGATACGGCCTCGGCAACTTCACCAAATGTGTGAAATTCTGCAGCCATTTTGACTAAAGTCTCATCATTGGCAAGCTTCTCCAATGACTTGATCAAGACTTCATTAGTCAACCAACCATCTTTAAGAGATCCCCGGAAACCTTCCGACATGTCGATATTAATACCCATTTGAGTAGCTGTATCGACCAAGATATCTTTAAAGCGCTTAGTTGCCATACCCGCGTTTTCCACAGACATCCAGTTCTGAGTATTCATCATACCCATTTGTAATGCCTGTTGTACCCCAAATTGGAGTGAGCGGTTAAATCCATCAGTTGTAGCACCGGCAGATGCTGCCAAGTTACCCCAACCTTTAAGCGCAGTAGTCGCTTCATTAAGACCGACCCCAGCATTTACGAATTGTGCCAAGGAGCCATGCATCTGTTTAACAGAGTATTTGGTTGTCTCAGCGTACTTCTGTAAATCATCCAACGAGTTTGTGATGTTACCCATTTCTGATTTACCAAGTGCGGCAACCAACATGTTTACGGAGTTGATCTTATCTTCAAACTGTCCAAACCCTGCTTTTAAAGGCATGATCGAATGAAGAATATTCCCTCCGATGTTCTTAGCGATAGACAATCCAGTAGTAATAGCAGATGCTGCAATATTACCCAGAGCCACGGTTGCTACAGATTGTAACATCCCGAATTTGCCTGAACTGCTCGTAACGCCGTCTTGAATTTTACTTAATCCATCTGCAACTCCTTTAGTACCAGAACTAAAAGGAGATACAAAGTTGAACATACTAGAAACTAGTTTACCTACAGAGCCAGTAGTTCCACCAATAGCAGAGGTAATCTTATCGAATACGCCCAAATATGCATTACCCAGCTTTGGGGCTGAGTTAAGCAATCCGGTAATGGCATTAGATAAGGATTTAGCAGATTTCTCGCTATTTCCGAATAACCCACTTTTACCATCTGCTGCTTGTTTGAGTCCTTTATCTAAATCTGATAGAGAAGACAGGGACTCTTTTAATCCTTGTTTGAACTGCTCATTATCAATACCTAGTTTGATAAGGCGTTCTTCGATTACCTGTTTACTCAATTATATTCTCCACCTCCCTCAGTATCTCATCTACTACAGAATCAACAATGGGAGTAACAAAATTGTTAGCAGGGACATAACCACCGGTACCGGTACCATGCCCGTTTACAATAAGGACTACCAATGGGGTACCATCCGAAATCTTATTAGAGTTAGAATAGTACAAAGTATAACCATTTTGATTTTTTTCGACTTCCATGTCCCATGACGATCTAGTCTTACCTGAACGAGATGGGGTGGCGTTAATAAGACGCCCAAGTCCCTTATGCCCGATAGATGACATAGAACCTTTAATACTGGATAAAGTAGAGGCTTTGCTTAAGGCTTTAGATAATCCGGTTTTAACCTTAACGGAGGTTACCTTTAGACGCATTTAACTTCTCCTTCTTCATCTGTTCAATTTGCGCCAAGCGCTTAGCATTAAGATCTTCATATGTACGAAGTGTCTCTGCTTTAGACATCTTCTTCTTATCAGGGTTATTCAACTCACTAATAACGGCCAACATAGTTAATAGTCTATGTAGGTTCCAGTTTTCACATTCAAAAGGAACTCTCGCATTAGCCATACAGGCGTAGATTACTTCTGAGGTTTGTATCATGCCGGCTGAAGAGGTGTTGGTATCATCTCCTCTTTTAGTGATAGTCGTCGCAGTAGGAACATCATTTAGATACATTCCTAGTTGTGTAACAACTTCACTTGTCAAATCATCATAAGTAATCTCATCTTGACACATAAGAATAAAGTAGTCAAAGAGTTCTGCAGTGGTCTTTTCCTCTCGAGTTAAAAAAGGCTTGCGATATAGAGACTCCCATTCGGCTAATACTTTTAGCGTATTCTCAAAGTGCAAACGTCGACCCGGTATAGTTATAAATTGGTTGGTCTCCTCGTTATAATACTCCCTATCAGGGGTATCTATAATTAACATACCGACCTCCTACGAGATAAAAATAAAAGAGGGGCGTAAAAAATTACCCCCTCATCTATACATTATTTTTTCTTGATTTTAGAAACCTTTTCAGGAACAGTTCCTTTAGTTGGGTTTCCAACGATAGCCGTGAAGAATTTGGCTGTATTACCTTCAGAACCATCACCTTCGTCTTCAGTTACATCCAACATCATTTGTACAAACAAAGCTGAGTACGCTTCTGAGTTAACAAAGTCTTCCTGAAGTTTCTTATCTTTACGGAAAGTACGTCCATCTTCTGAGCGCTCACCATAAGCCTGTTTAAGAATTCCTTCGATGAAGTCGAAGATCTCGTCAATGTCTTCACGAGCCATTACTTCTTTGATGTAGTCTTCCCAGTCCATCTTAGCGCGTCCTAGAATACGAACAACTTCGTCGTTACGTAAGTGGAACCATAAATCTTCGGTTACTTCCTCGCCAGTTAGCAAGTTGTTATAAGTTACTGTTCTTGAAATCATTTCTATACTCCTTTAATGTATATATTTAATCCATTTTGAATTTTCGGTACCAGCATGACCTTAGCTGTCCAACCCCTATCCCGTACCGTTAATTAGTTAGTTACCCTGCAACCAATCCAAGAAGAGTAAATACTTCTTCTGGTTTTGGAAGAGTTGGTTCTGAATCGGCAGATCCATAAAGTTTCTTCTCAAGAGCTGCAAGTTTATCTTTATCAACCAAAGTACTGTTGATTTCGATGTGTGCAGTTGGTTTCATACCTGGTACAGCAACTGGTACTGTTTCGAAGTCCCAAGAGAACTCAAGAGCATCTGGACTTTCGTTAATTGTTTGGTATTCTTTACTTGATACACCAGCAGATGCAGAGTAAACAAGGTGAAGAATATAACCGTAGTCCAAACCTTCAGTATCGTTACCAATACGAGTACGGTAAGAAAGACCGAAGTTAGAACGTGCTTGACCAGATACTGTTACACCAGCAAGTTCTTTCTTAGCCCCTGAATCGCTAGTCATAGGTGAAAGTTTACCTTGACATTTATTCCACGCTTGTGGATATGTGAAGGCAGAGATTTGACCTTTGAAACGTTCGTCTGAACGCAAGTTAAGATATTTCTTGTTGTTTGCGTATTTCGCAGTAGCTTCGGCACCTTCAGGTGATTCAGATACTTTAGTCAAACCGTCCCAAGCAACACCTTTACCGTATTCACCAGTGCTTCCGATAACGTAAAGGACTCCATTATCAACCCCGTTCTCAAAGAGACGTTTAGTATCCTGATCCCAAACTAATTGTGTCATTTATAGATTTCCTCCAATATTTAAGCTTCTGAGAATTCACCAAACGCATTGATACGTTCGCCATTCTCAACATTACCACAAGCAACATAACGTCGCTCACCGCTAGTTGCCCCGATATAAGACAACCAACGATACCCGTCAGCATCCATCCATTGGTCATAGATAAATGTTTGTTCAGGTGTGTATAGATCAACAATTTCCGCAGATAGATGCGGAGCCTTACGGACGTTAAGCCCAGCAACCTTAACTGTAAAACGAGCAACCTCTTCATGAGTTACTACTTCATCAGCAGGAGTCTCAGGTTGAGGAGCAATGACAGGTTCTGGTTGAGGTTCGTCATTGTAAGGTGGATAGAACCATCCGACAATACCCGTAAAGTCACGAGTATGGTATCGAGCAGGACCTCCGACATAAAGCGAGTCAAAGTTCCCATCGATGTTCTGTTCAATAGTACTAATAGTGTACCCGTCAGAGTCTTCAATAACGAGACCAGTGTGACCATAGTTATGGTCGGTAGTGGCCATTACAAAGATAGCCCCTGCACGTGGGTTTACACCAATAGCATCGTACACAACTTCGTAACCATTGTCACGAGCTGAGTCGAGCAAGTCAATAGCATTACCCCATAGGATTTTACCGAAGTAAATCTGAGAAATACTATTTGGCAAGTCAACACATTGTGTACCGTATGCTCCGTCGGCATCAGTACCGATACCTTGATCGGCCAATGAACGGGCATAGTTAATTACTTCTTGTACTGTTGCCATGTTCTTCCTTTCTATGCATAGACGATAAATACTTTATGATACAACCCATTGTATTTATACTCCGTACGAAATGTAGAATGATTAAATAAATTCATAACCTTCAAGAAAATATCGTCACCTTCCTCTTTAGAAATATACACTACTTTATAAGCAACATTCACATTATAAATATTGTTATTTGCCTTAAGGATCTCAATATCTTCACGAGTAACCACACAAGCAGGATACTTAAGTACAACACTGTCAGGTGGCGTGAAATAGATATTAGGTGTGACATTATCCTTGAGTTTTCTAAGAACCGTCTCTCTACTCTTCATACAATCACCTACAATTCATCCCATCCTGCTTGAGGTGGGTCAGATGAGTCAGGCGGTGAAGCTCCTGGACTAGTACTGATAGCCGAACCACCCTCACTGATTGTAGTATTAGGGCTACATGCACCATTTATGTGCGCTTTAATAAAATCAATAAGCTTACTATACTTTGTACCGTCCCAGATTGTAATATCTTCACCCGAAAACACCAAAGTACCAGGAGTAGGATCATAAAATGAGAGCCCTTCCTGAACATTAAGTTTTTTGAATGCTTTAATTAACGAATCACTGTCAGATTCTTGAGAGGGTTTTTTAATAAACTCAAGAAGATCGAGATACTTCTCGCCATCCCAGACTTGAATAATCCCATCCAAAAGTACTAAATCACCAAGGGTATGGGGGTCGTCAGACAACTCCTTGACATTAAGTTTGTTGTATGCGTCAAGTTTTAAATCATTTTGAGTTTTTTGAGAAGCTTCTTTAACAATCCGCTCAAGCTCGCCTTTTAGTTCAGATAGCTCGATATCATCAATAGTGATAGCGGCTCTAGGAGGATATGGACGAACCTTATCAACCTTATAGATCGTACCCATATACACAATATGTGTAATACGACTCAATCGATCATCTGGACTATTCGGAAGTAGTGTATCAAATATAAGAGTAGTCTTAGTATTCTGATTGATACTATTACCGTCGTCTATGTTAAATGACTTAGAGGTTATGCGAGCCGTTAGCAATGGGGAGACGGTATATTTATACCGATAATCCCCAATCGCAACTTCCTCCGTGTCTTTGGAACGGAAGATAACCCTAATTCCAGCTTTTGTCATTATATTACCTTCCTACCTTCCAAGGCTATTCAGCTTTTTTAGGTTTCTTTTGTTTAGGAGTGGTTTCTACATCACCGAGTTTCTTTTCGTCCTCAGTCATAGCGATACCGTTAACTGCTGCGTCGTAATCTACGGCTTTAGCGCCTACACCTTTAACTTCAGTTGGGTCTGTTTGTACAGTCCAAGTTGGTTTAGTCTTAAGAC